TGTTAAAACTGTCAGCTACTTGACCAGAAACACGCTCTGCAATGATCTGCATCCTGTACTTCTGTCGGGTAACAGCTTCTCCTGCCTTACCCTTTGCTAATACATCGCTCATCCTAGACGCAGTTACATGGCCTAGCCGTTGTGCAAACCATTCTGGTGTCCCTTGAGCTATCATTTTAGAAAGTACCTCCCAATGACCTTGCCGCTATCGAGCCAGACGTTCTCAGTGTGGATGTTATAGCCCATGCAGCGCAAATCATAAACTCTAGCTGACAGTCTCATACATTGCGCCTCTTTCATTGCGTCCAGAGAAGTTAAGCGCCGCTTCTTCTTGAGTTGCCCTAGTAGCCAAAAGTTCTGTGATGATGGACTCATGCTAATTCTCCTTTGCGTTTGTTTTTAGAGGTAGCTAGACGGATCGTTGCTTCTGGATTGCTCTTAAATGTATCAGCAGCCGGGAAGTAATTAGTCTTTAGCTCTTCTATTGTTTCGCTGCTCTCAATCATTCGTATCGCGACCGTGATCTGCTCTTCTATCGCATCGTCATCTACCTCAACTAATGGCAAATCTTCTCCGGCGTAGATATATAAGCCGATGCCATGCAGTGCAATAGCCTTAGCCAGACATCTCTGCATTGCCGTGTTTACATCCATTGCAGAAGGATTTTTAATTGCCTTGTTTTGGTAGTCTAAGACAGGTAGCTGTGCAGTCATTGTTTTGCCAAACGCTGTGACACTGCAAAAGACCATCATCGTCTCGCCAAACATCTTTGGCTCTCCATACTTCCAATTTGCTGACGGATCATCTTCCAGCAGATAGTGAACAGCCCATGCCCAAGAGAGGTATGTTAATTTTCCTTTCTTCTCAGTATGTTCGTTTACATTGATTTGCCGGAGGTCGCTGTAGAGTAACTTAGTCATATCATATTCCTTTCATATATGGCAAAATGCCAACTACTATTATATATCAACTCAGACAAAATACAATACTATGATAGAACTTAATTTACCCTACCCGCCAAGCGTAAATACTTATTGGGGTTTTCGTGGGTCGCGGCGGTTTCTGACTAAGACAGCTAATGACTTTAAGCTAATCGTTAACCTTGCCGCTAAACGAGCTAGGTTTGGCGACGATAAAGTAGGTCTGGAGATATTGCTTCATGCACCAGATAGAAGGCGTAGAGACATAGATAATGTACTCAAGCCGCTTATAGACGCTCTACAGGCTGCTGGCGTGTTTGATGATGACTCTCAGGTAGACCAGTTGATGGTAGCGCGTGGCAGCGTGATTAAAGGCGGTAGTTGCGTGGTTAAAATAAAAAGTTTACAAGAGTAGGAATCTGATCTATGCTTCTTACATCGGGAGTGATAACCCCGACAACAGAGAGGGAGTCAGTTATGCAATACAGTATCTTTTGTGGTGAGACAAAGGCTTTTAGCCTACCCCTTTCTATGGTTTTAAGCTGTCGGCTTATCCCCGGCTCTCACCCCAAAGGATATTGATATGAGTTCAACCCCGTGGTTTAAGTTTTATCCCGGCGATTATCTTGCCGATACTAGAAGGCTTACCAGAAGTCAGCATGGAGCATATCTATTAATTTTAATAGACTATTTTGCTACTGGAGAAGCTCCTCCGAATGACGATTTGCTTCTTGCTAGGCTTACGCTATGCGATACGCAAAGCGAGTGGTTAGCGATACGCAAAGCGATTGCTCAGTATTTTGAGATAACTGATGTTTGGCTTAATTCTCGTTGCGAGAAGGAATTACTAGCTAGGCGGTCAGAACACACTAAAAAGAGTGAGGCAGGTAAAAAAGGTAATGAAATCAAATGGGGGTCATCGCAAAGCGATACTGAAAGCGATACTGAAAGCGATTCTCTAAACGATCGCAATACCAGAAGTCAGAAGTTAGATGTTAGAAGTAAGAAGTTAGAAGCTATAGATCACAAGTCAGAATCAAAAGAATTTAAGTCAAAAGAGTTGCGCGAAACGCGCTTAATTATTCCCCCCATTCAGATTCCTGATTGGATTCCTGTAGACGCATGGAATGACTTTGTAGACTCTAGGAAGAAACTTAGGAAGCCTCTGACTCAAGGTGCTATAAAACTGGCTATCTCTACTCTGAGCAAGCTAAAGTCTGAAGGTAACGATCCTAAAGAAGTTATAGAGCAATCAATCTTGAGTGGTTACAGTGGTCTGTTTCCAGTCAACAAGGGTAAGCAGTCAATTACAGACCAGAACCGGGCCGTTGGAGAAGCATTCAAATTAAAACTACGTCAACAAGATCAACAATCACAAGGAGAAACCTATGAACACGAGTGAAAAAGAGCAGTTTACTGACCTGATAATCAATATATTTGAGATATACAGCATGAAGATAACGCCAGCTTCCATCATGATCTGGTCTAACTTGATGAATGGCTACCCGTTCAGCAGTGTTAAAGACGCACTTCTTAACCACGTTCAACACTCAGTATTTGCACCTAAACCTGCCGACATGATTAATTTTATTAAAGATCAGGATGGCAGACCTAGTGCAGACGTAGCGTGGTCAATGATTCCTAGAAACGAGTATGTTAGTGCTGTACTAACTCAGGATATGCTTACAGCTATGGCAGCAGCCCAGCCCTTGCTGAATGAAGGCGATCAGGTTGCAGCTAGGATGGCTTTTAAGGATTCATACAACAATCTGGTAAACGAAGCTCGTAATAAATGTACCCCTATAGCGTGGTTTCCTAGTCTTGGCGATGACAAGAATGGTCGAGAGTCAGTCATTACAGAAGCTATCAGGCTTGGTCGTATAACTGAGGAACACGGTAAGAAAATGCTACCACATATTACAAACTGGACTGAATTGATGAGGTTGTCATGAACTGGCCTGTAGGTTCACAGTATGCAGATCTGACTGGCAAAGGGTCGTTTGTTGGTATAGCTGATGAGATATTTAAGATTACGACACTTAACCTAAAGAAAAAGCAGTCCGAAAGTATGCAGAGAATCATGCGAACGGTCGAGATGCGTGACTACAAACGAGAAAGTAGAGAGCGTCCTACTAAGCGCATGACAGAGGCCATGAAGTCTATCGTTAAATACATCAAAGCCAATCCCGGTGTAGAACGTGCCGAAATCTTAAAAGTTGTCTTTAACTTTAGCGTTATATCTCCTTCATCTCTTGGCAGTAACCTTAACTCCCTGATTGCCCAGAAGATAATAACCAGCAATGGTCGTACTACTAAACGTAAGTTTTATGTAATAGAGGCAGAAAATGACTGAGACTATCAACATATTCAAAGCCCTAGACTTCATACGCGACAATGCAGAAGCCTATGCTCAGGCAAAAGCTAACCTGCTGTACCTGACAGAGTACCGCAAGACTAAAAAAGCACTGCTTATGATCGAGTCAGACGCAAAGACCGAAAGCGCCAAAGAAAGTTACGCCTATGCACATGATGAATATATCGAACATCTAAAAGCCCTAGCAATGGCCCTACAAGAGTCTGAGAGGCTACGTTGGCTTATGGTGGGTGCAGAGGCTAAGATAGAGGTTTTTAGAAGCCTAGAGGCTTCTGCACGAATAGAAATGAAGGCTTCTAATATATGAAAACCATTCCCGCATTTACAAATTATTCAATTAATGAAAATGGAGAGGTTTGGTCACATAAATGGAATAGGTTAAAAAAACAATTTGTATCCAATAGTGGGTATAAAGGAGTTTCTTTATCAAAAGACGGTAAACAAAAAAACTACACTATTCATAGCTTGGTTTTGCTTACTTTTGCAGGTGACCGACCGTCACCAAAACATCAGGCTATGCACTTAGATGGCGATAAAAAAAACAACTTGTTATCCAATCTAAGATGGGGGACAGCAAAAGAAAATTGTTTAGACAAAAAAAATCACGGCACTTTCCAAGAAGGTGAAAAACATGGGATGCACAAATTAAATAAAGAACAAGTATTGCTAATAAAAAACAGCAGATTGCCGTTAGTTCATTTTGCAAAATTGTTTTCTGTTACACCAGAGGCTATAGGATATGCAAGAAACATAGGTTGGAAAAGCCTAAATGCTGAATCTACGCAGTGAGTAAGAAAAAAGACTACGCAAGGGTAGCTGAGATTGGCTGTATCTTGTGCCGACATCGCGGGGTGTATGATACTCCGGCAGAGCTACACCATATCAGGAACGGTGGTAAGCGAGAGAATGCGCCAGTTATACCGCTATGCCCAGAGCATCACCGGGGTGCTACAGGAGTGCATAATCTAGGTTCTCGCGGCTTTGTTCGAGTGCATGGCATTAGTGAAGAAGAACTATTAAGCGATCTAATCTTTCTAATAGGATAAATATGAATAATAAATTTATGAGGCGTTTTAGCTACCACGAGTGGCTGATGATCGGCATAGCCGTTACTCCGATAGTGGTGATTCTAGTCATAATTGGGTATCTCATAGGACTCATGCTATAGGAGGCTTTAATGGCTGAAATGCTATTGTGGTTAACGATGACAGTATGGTTTGAAGCTCGTGGAGAGCCTGAGCATTGTCAGGTAAAGGTAGCGCAGGTCGTACTAAACAGGATGACAGATGGAGATATAAAGAAGGTTATCTTAGCTCCTGCACAGTTCTCATGGGTGTCTGAGAAGCTAAATAACGGTGTACTAAAGCCAGAACATAGACCTAACAAAGAATCGGCAGCATGGTTAAAAGCAGAAGCGTCTGCTAGGACTGCGATATACTCGACGGATGTTTTTAGGGCCACTCATTTCCACGCTGTAACAGTCAATCCTAAATAAGGCAAGCCGTTCTATAAGACCTGTGGCGGTCACCACTTCTATCTATGATCAAATTCTGTATGCAGTGCCAGACTGGTATCTATGTGCCTGACGGCGATGTTAGCGCATGGAAGCCTATCTTTAACAAGCTGGGAAAGGTAACTAGACGAATTTGTCCTGCCTGTGCTGCTGGTAGGAAGAAGTTTG